TAAGATTCTATTGTTTGTTGTTGATGGCTCGGCCTTTGGTGGGCCAGAACTGTATTTTCATAATCACGCCATCCCTTACACAGAAGCGGAACTGGAAAACCCGGACAACCTGCCGATCAAATCAATCTGGTGGCAGGGCGTGGAGTATAAGCCGTGGCCTGTGAGGATTGAAGGTCTGGAAGTCAGTAGTGATGGCAGTGCAGCCTCACCGACGCTCAGTGTGGCCAATCTCGACGGGACTATTAGCGCCATGTGTTTAGCTTATCAGAATATGGCTCAGGCGCGTGTCACTATTCGTATGACCTTTGCGCATTATCTGGATGCACGTAATTTCCCCGAAGGTAATCCAGAAGCTAACCCGACGCAGGAGAAAATAGACGTCTACTATATTGACAGTAAGACGCATGAGGACAATACGGCCATCAAGTTTGCCTTGTCTTCTCCCGCTGATTTGCAGGGGATTCAAATTCCGACCCGTCAGATTCATAGTCTGTGTACGTGGTGTATGCGCGGGTTATATCGAAAATCCCCCTGCAACTACACGGGTGATCGTTATTTTGACGAAGACGGCAACCCGACAGATGATCCATCAAAAGATGCCTGCTCTGGATTATTGTCAACAGGATGTGAGCCACGCTTTGGGAAAGGGAATCAACTTCCCCACGGTGGCTTCCCCGGTTCAGCGTTGTTAAGGCGGTGATATGGAAACGCTGCGTAAACATATTATCGATACCATCATGGATCACGCACAATCTGAATACCCGAATGAATGCTGTGGTCTGGTGATTCAAAATAGTCGCAAACAGCAATATATCCGTTGCCGCAATACAGCCCCTTCACCCACAGAACAATTCAGTATGCACCCAGTCGATTACGCCGAAGCCGAAGATGCCGGTACTATTGTTGCTATTGTCCATAGTCACCCAGACGCGACAACACAACCCAGCCAGTTAGATATTGCCCAATGTGACCTGTCACAAGTTCCGTGGGTGATCGTCTCATGGCCGGAGGGTGACATTCGTACTATTATGCCGACTGAGGGAATAAAGCCCTTGTTGGGTCGCCCGTTCGTACACGGTATTTGGGATTGTTACGCCATCGTGCGTGACTGGTATCGGCTGGAGAGTGATATTGATATTCCTGATTTTGAGCGCTCTGATGGTTGGTGGGAGCGTGGCGAAAATTTGTATATGAAGAACTATGCAGATGCTGGGTTTGTTGAATGCAGTGGTGAATTACAGATGGGTGACGTGATCATTATGCAGGTACAGGCCAACGAACCCAATCATGCGGGCGTGTATATCGGTGATGGGCTGATGATCCACCATATGTATGGGCAACTCAGCAATAGAATCCCATATAGTGGGTATTGGCAGGAGAGAACGATAATTGTTCTTCGCAATAACTTTTGATCTGCTATTATTTATGCACCTATAACGAAGGGTATCATAATGAAAAAAATAGCAATCTTGGTGCTTTTTGCACTTCTTCTATCTGGGTGTGCGAAAACAATTTTGATTCATGATAGTAAATCACCATCTGACCTTGAAAAAGATAAATATGAGTGCATGAATATTGCAACCCAGCAAGCCGCGAATTGGGGTGCTGCTGGAAATCCATTTATCATTAAAAATGAAATGATGAGATGCTTACAAGTTAAGTATGGATGGCGAGAGCAATAATAACTAACCCACAGTTAGTCAACCCCCTAACGGGGGTTTTTTTATGGAGTAAATTCATGAACACACTACGAACAATACGCTTGTCCGGCGTGCTGATACCCCAATTCGGGCGGGAATATAAGCTGGCAGTCTCATCCCCCATAGAGGCTATCAGGGCGTTGTCTGTCCTTATCGACGGCTTTGAAAAGTTTCTGTTAACCGCGAAAGAGCGTGGACTGACTTTTGCCGTATTCATCGGGAAGCGCAATATCAATCGCGACGAACTGGAATTATCCGGGGAAGGCGACATTCGGATTGTACCAGTGATCATTGGCAGCAAAAAAGCGGGTATCTTCCAGACTATTCTCGGCGCGGTGATGGTAGTGGCCGGGGTATTTGCATGGGCGACTCCGTGGGGCGTTCCACTCGTGATGTCCGGTGCCTCTATGATGCTGGGGGGTGTAGTCCAGATGCTGTCACCGTTGCCGGGCGGATTGGCACGACGGGAAGATCCCGACAATAAACCCAGTTATGCGTTTGGTGGGCCAGTCAACTCCATCGCGCAGGGGAATCCGGTTCCGATTGGATATGGCAAGCGTCGTATCGGGGGTGCCATTATCTCGGCGGGTATCTATGCAGAAGATCAGCAATAAACGTCAACAGTCTTAACCGGTCGCTACGGCGGCCTTTTTTATGGGTGAAATATGGCTAATCAATTAATTCGGGGCAGCAAGGGCGGCGGTGAAAGTCCTCGGACTCCGGTCGAGTCGCCGGATTCGTTGCAATCAACCTCTTACGCCAAAATTTTATTGGCCTTGGGCGAAGGAGAGTTTGCGGGCGGTCTGGACGGCACGAATATCTTTGTAGATGGTACGCCAATTATTGGCCCCGATGGTCAGGCAAACTTTACAGGTATGAAGTGGGAATTTCGCCCCGGCACCCCCCATCAGGATTACATCAAGGGAATGCCCGCTGTAGAAAATGATATTACGGTTAGCGCGGAGTTAACGGAGTCATGGGTGAGGTCGGTCACGAATACTCAACTGTCCGCTGTTCGCATCCGGCTTTTATGGGGGCCGTTACAGGAACAGAAAGAAGACAATGGGGATACGGTCGGCTATGTCATTGACTATGCGATAGATGTGGCGACCGATGGCGGGGCCTATCAGGAGGTTTTGAAGACGGCAGTCGATGGTAAGACGACAACCAAATACCCAAGAACACACCGTATTGATTTACCGAAAGCGATGACGGGTTGGATGGTTCGTGTTCGTCGCCTGACGCCAAAACAAACCAGTAACCGGATTGCGGATGCGATGGTGGTAGAAGCGATCACTGAGGTCATTGATGCCAAGCTGAGTTACCCCGAAACTGCCTTACTCTTTGTTCAGTTTGACGCGAAACAGTTCCCCAGAATCCCCCAGATATCGTGTGAGCCGAAGATGCGCATTATCCGCGTTCCGGCCAACTATGACCCTGAAAGCCGCCATTACTCCGGTGTATGGGACGGGTCGTTTAAATGGGCATGGACAGACAATCCCGCGTGGGTACTGTATGACCTGATGATTAATGACCGGTTCAGTATTGGCGCGCGAGTGAAAGCGGAGAATCTCGCGCTGGCAAAATGGGATTTGTATCGTATCGCCCAATATTGTGATCAGCTTGTGCCTGATGGTAAGGGCGGACAGGAGCCGAGATTTACCTGTAATGTGTATATCCAATCACAAGAGGATGCGTGGACAGTTTTACGTGACATTGCCGGTATCTTTCGGGGGATGACGTTCTGGGCAAACAATAACATGAATGCGCTGGCCGATATGCCGCGGGATATGGATTACATTTACACCCGTGCCAATGTTCGGGACGGTAAGTTTACTTATGCCAGTGCCAGCGAGAAGACCCATTACAGTACCGCGATGGTGAGCTGGTCAGATCCCCAAAACGGCTATCAGGATGCGGTAGAACCTGTTTTCGATCACCAGTTGATACGCCGATTTCAGGTTAAGCAAGCCGATATTACCGCGATTGGCTGTACCCGCCAGAGTGAGGCTATCCGGCGTGGGAAATGGGTGTTACATACCAATCAATATGACCGCATGGTGTCGTTTACGGTGGGGCTGGATGGGAAGCTCCCCTTACCCGGTTACATTATCGGTGTGGCGGATGAAATGTTTTCCGGTCGTGTACTGGGTGGACGTATCAGTGCGGTGGATGGGCGTAACATTACCTTAGACAGGGTATCCTCTGCGAAGGTCGGTGAGCGGTTAATTCTGAACCTGCCTTCTGGTAAAGCGGAAGGGCGAACTATCCAAGCCGTCAATGGGCAGATAGTTACTGTCACCACGGAATACTCAGAAACTCCCGCCACTGAAAATGTCTGGGCAATTGATGCGACGGATTTGGCTGTCCAGCAATTCAGGGTTACGGGGATTAAAGAAGGTGAGGACGGGGTGTCATTCGATATCACCGCCGTTGAGCATAACCCCGATAAATATAACCATATCGACACTGGCACCCGAATAGACGCGCGCCCCATTTCCGTTATTCCGCCCGGTGTTCAGCCGCCCCCGAAAAATGTCGGTATCAGCAGTTACTCTGTGGTCAATCAGGGGATAGCGGTCACGACACTGAGGGTCACTTGGGATGCGACTGCCAGTGCCATTGCGTATGAAGCTGAATGGCGAAGGGATAACGGCAACTGGATACCGGCACCCCGAACCTCAACACAGGGCTTTGAAATCCCCAACATTTATGCCGGACGCTATCAGGCGCGGGTCAGGGCGATCAATGCCGCTGAGATATCCAGTCTTTGGGCGAACGCACCGGAAACTCACCTGAAAGGGAAAGAGGGCAGCCCTCCGGCACCGCTGGCATTTCGGACTGTCCCGATCATCTTTGGTATCCAGCTAGACTGGGGCTTTGCTCCCCAGACGGACGACACGTTAAAAACTGAAATCCAGTACAGCAAGACGAATGACGGCGAAGGCTTAATGTTGCTGGCCGATATTCCCTATCCTCAAAGAACGCATACGATGCAGGGATTGGCGGCCGGTGTTGCTTTCTATTTCCGTGCGCGTCTGGTGGACAAATCCGGCAATCAATCCCCGTGGACAGCGTTCATTCGTGGGGAATCTTCTTCGGATACGAACTGGATCATCGATGCTGCAGGTGAGGAATTTCTGTCCAACAAAGCCGGTCAGCGACTGCAGTCTCAAATGGACTTTAACTCCGAAGCCATCATGGAGATCGCCGCGGTGGAAGGGGCAATTGTTCAGCGACAGTTGAAAGTGAATGGTGAGCTTAAGGCCGAGATACTGCACGTTCAGACCACGCAGGTTAGCGACCGGGAAGCCTTTGCCGAGGACATGAAGAAGGTACAGGCCGAAGTCGGGGAGAATGCGGCGGCGGTGCAGACGAAGGCCACGGCGGTCTTTGATATCGACGGGAACGGCTATGCCATTAACTATGTCGGAGCGGGCGTGAAGTACAACAACCAGTTCTATAAAGCCGGGATGGTTATCGGGGCTGAGGTGAAGAACGGACAGGTCACTACCTCCATTGGCTTTAATGCCAATAACTTCGGCTGGTTTAATCCGGCCAGTGGCAAGATGGAACCGTTTATGATGGTTAAAAATGGGCGGTTGTTTGTCAGGGATGCCTTTATTGATATGGCCGATATCAAACGGTTGTTGGTGGGCATTGATATGAAATCATCGAATTATGTTCCTAATCAGCGGGGATTTCGGATTGATGCCAATACCGGATTTCTGGAGATTAACGGCGTTGGGAATGGCTATCGCACACAGAGCAGAAGTACAGGCTGGTATGTGTTTGATAGCCGGGGTGTAGCGATCATTGAACTGGGGTTATTCTTATGAGTGATTATGGATTGAAAATTGTTAATCCCCATGATGGAACGAGCTTTATATTTAATGCGAATACCGCACCGGCTGCCCTAACCTGGGTGGCCAATGTGGATTCCGATACAGCGGGAGCGGATTGGGGAGCCAAAACATGGACGTGTCCGGTCAAAATCCCCGCAGGGTATAAATCCGCTATTGCTGCCCAGCAAATGGCCGGGGTGGTGTTCTATTACGATGGTGACAATTATCGAATTAACGGCGGGGAAGAATATTGTAACTATATTCAGAATGGGGAAACCGTTGTCATTAAAAATATGGTGCTGGGAAATATGGATGGCGCCTTGGGGAATATAGTCAAAATAATCTCATTCCCTCATAACCAGACAGGAACGGCAGGGCTAAAAATAGGGGGTAATGTTAATTTTAATGTGGATATTCCCCATAGTGGATTCTCCTATGTGTCACACAAAGCTGTGCTGAAAATTGACGGTTATGTTGATTTTTCGAAGATAGATACGCGATTGAATTTAAGTAACTGTCTGGCGTTTTTTCATACCGATGATCCGTATGCAATGATTTCGATACGCCGGACAGTGTTCGCCAGTGGATATGATTTATATTATCAGTGTAACGACAGGCGCGATGGAAGACGAACTTCTGCCACCTTTCGGGTGGTTATTTTCTCTGATTTGAATGCATCAGGGCGGTTCCAAAATGAACATTATGGGTTACGGCTGAGAAATAGTCGCGGGGAGATTACTTTTTCATCCGGGGTGGGGGTGTTAACCCGGCCGACAGAAATTAACATTAACCAATATAAACAAAATGAACGTATTGCCGTCCCCGGCATTTCCCGTCCCATGTATATACCGTCAATGGTCGGTGAACACTTCTGGCTGGATGGGCGTCTGGGTAAAAATCAAGAATTATGTGTTGGCAATTATGATGCGAATTCGATTTGCTTTGGTGTATCAAACGCTTACGATAAAGCGGGTTATCTGGGGTCTGTGCCGTACGGCACGGATTACACTTATGTGACTCAAAAACCCGTCTTGATCCTCGACGCTTCCGATTACTTCAATTTCTAACCTCTCAGGATAAACAAACATGATCTACTCAGACGGCACAACGAATCTCGTGTCAGGCTC